TCTACGTCCGGCTACGGTCGCTCTAGACCTTGACCTGGGCGACTGGCTGACCGTGCGGCGGACGCTGCGGAATGTGGCTCGGGCTCGCGAGCGCGGGGTGAAGTATTCGCGGGCCTTCAACGCTGCTCGGGCCTGCGGTCTCTCCTCGGCTGAGTCGGCGCGGCTGGGTGTGGCATCGGCGGCGAACCCTAAAACTCCACGCGGGATCCGGGGACCAAAGAAACTCCGGACGCTCGGGGTCGGCGGGCAACTCTCGGGCGGCTGGGTCATCGTCAACGACGGACCCGCCCTAGCGAGGGCGCTAGGGCGGGCGGTCAATCTGCGGCGACTGGTTGAGGCCGATTGGGGTAACGGGGATCTTTAGTCACTTCATCGCGTACCCGGCTGAGTAGTCGTTGACTGCGCCGGGAAGGTCAAGGACTCTTGACCGACCATCCCATATGCTGGTCAAGGCTTCTTGACGGTCGGGGGTCTGCCGCGCTCGGAGCTGGTTGGGCTCGTGGTGCACCTAGTGCGCTCTGGCGTTCCCTCAACTCTCGCCCGACGCTCGGTGATCGCCTGGGGGCGGCGCGAAACTACAGGAAAACTGGCCGACCCCTCCCATCTAGGCCGCTTGCCCGGACCGCGCTGGGGGGCTCCGGGCGTACAGGCTTGTCCTATGTGCCATAACTCGCCGCGACCCAGTCCGGTCTGAGTTTGGTCCGGATTTTCGCGTTTGTGACACGCCGGGAAACTGGTCGTGCGATTCTGCTGCGGAAGGGGGCCGGAGTGTGCCATCCTGCGAGGACAAAGACGCGGGGCGTCGAAGGGCCGTGCAAGGTCCGTGACACCGAACCCGCTTCATCTGATACGCGACAGATTGGAAGTGATCGCTTTGGAACTCTCCGGCTCCCTCGTTGACATCACCCGCTCGGCGGGCGACTTCATCAACGACTCCGGCAACAAGGTCGTCTACGACTTCACGCTCTTGAAGGTCTTCACTGGTCTCGACGTCGTGGCGGTTCGTCTGCCTACCGGGACGCGGGTGGAGGATTTGCCGTTCTCCAAGGGGGACTCGGTTCACCTGATCGTGACGGTGCCGCCGACTTCCAAGATCATGTACGGCGGCGTGCAGTCTGCGCCTGCTCACAAGTCCTGAGCTCTACCCGGTGTGACGCCGGGGCTCCGACCGTGCAAGGTCAGAGCCCCGGCTAACCGATCAGCCCCTACGCGGGGGCGGAAAGGCTTCGATTATCATGGCAAAACTGTTGGTTCGTGCGGGACGTATTGCGCGGGACTGCTCGATTTGCCGCTTCGGGGAGGCGGTGATCCGATCCACCATTACCCGTCCGCTGGTGTCGTCGGTGGAAACGTATGTTTGCTTGGACTGCTACCGGGTGAACAAGGGTGCTGCTGATGCGCTCCTGGCGGCGGATCCTCGTCTGATTCATACCGAGGTGAAGGCGTGAGGTACTCACGTCACCTGTCCATGCTCGGGCTGGCTTTCCTCGCGGTCGCGCTGGTGCGGCTCTACATCTACGCGGGTCGCTGAAATGACTACGGCGCTGACGGATCCGCAGATCGCGTATGTGATCGCTGCCAGCCTGGGCTTGTTCCTGCTCGGCGTGATCGCTGTGGGGACGTGGCGGCGATGACTGATCCGATTATGGCGGTGCTCACGTTCGCGGTTGACGCTGTGGCGATTCCGTTGGCGTTCCTCGCGGCGTGGTCGTTGTTCAAGGCGCTGATCTGATGCGCGTCGTTGAGGTCCTGCTGCGTGACTCGCTGATTGCGTTGATGGCTCTCGGCTGTCTGCTCGTGGTGGTTCTTCGATGGGATGAGCGATGACGGCGGCGGACGCGGTGCAGTTGCTGTTCGCTCTGATGGTCGCCGGTCTGTGCATGGGCCTTATCGGGGCTGTGGTCACATGACTTCCCAACCGGATCCGGTTGTGGTTCCTACGATGAGTGCACTTGGGGGTGAAATGAAACTCTCAACTCTCAAGGGCAAGCTGATCGCGGTTCCGGCCGTCGCCGCTGTCCTCGGTGTTGCTGCTGCCGCTGCTGCGTCGGCTGCTGACGTGGTTACCCCGGTGATCACCACGGCGACCGTTGACCTGCAGACGACCCTTCTCGCGACGGGTGGCGTGGCGATCGGCATCGGCGGTGTGGTTCTGGCCTTGCGTAAGGGCTGGAAGTTCTTCAAGGGCATGATCTGAGCCCTTCCAACGTGGGGCGGTGCGAACCGAGGTCCTGACCGGATCGCACCGCCCTTCGGAAACTGGTTAGACGTGGTGGAGGTCTTGGCGGTGTTCGGTTTCGTCCCTCGCTCGCTCGCGGTCGTCGGAATTGTCGGCGGGCTGGCGTTCGCTATGCCGGTCTCGGCGCAGGCTGACGTGTGGGATAGCGCGTGGTTTGAGCTGAGCGCGACGGCGGCGGAAGCGGGCACGGTTGGCGCGGTCGTCGGTGAAGGTGTCGTGGCGGCGGCTCCTGAGGTTGCTGCCGGGTTTGGGTGTGTGGCGGCGTTACCAGTGTGTGCTGCAGTGGGTGGGGCTGTTATTGGTGCGACGCTGTATCTCACGAAAGACACATGGGTTCCGTGGTTTGACGGCGGGTCCACGGTGAGCGGTAACAGTGCGACGCCTGGGGGCTGCGCTGACCTTCACCTGAAACAGAACACGATGGGGACGGTGCAGGGCGGCTTCGAGGTCGCGGGGTGGTCCACGGTCTCGGGTTACGGGTGTAACGTCTTTTTTACAGCGAGCGGGGGGTTCACGGCTCCGGATGGGACGACAGGGACGTGGTCGGTCGGGACTGGTGCGAAGACGATTTTTCCGTCGAACATCACGCAGCCTGGGTCAAACAACCCTGAGATTTCCTGGGGGTTCTGGACTCCCTATAACGGGCTTCCGGCTAACGTTCCGGTGAACTCGATCATCACGTCGCTGCATGTGGTTGGAACGACGTATGACACTCCACAGGGTCATCCGACGATTGATTGGCCTGCGTCGCAGGTGCCGCCTAGCGTCGCGTCCTTGCAGGTGTCGTGCACGAACCCCGACGGCTCCACGTATGAGGTCACTTCTGCGGTTCCCTCGGCTAACGGGATGGTGCAGATGCCTACCTGTACGGGCGCGGCGGGTGACAGGGGCGGGGCTGCGGCGAAGTGCGTCACCCTTTCGGCGGGCACCAGTCTGCCGACCGCGACGGTGCAAAGTTCCGACTGCATTGCGGCGGGAACGTCGGCGGGGCTCTACCCTGAGTGCGCGGCGGTTGGGTGTCATTACGTGGTGTACGTCGATGGGGCTGCCTGCGTGGTCGGGCGTCCTGGGTGCGTGGATTGGGCTGCGACCTATGCCAATTCACCGGGTCGGGTGGGCTGCCGGTATGGGGAGCATTGGGTCACGGTGGACAAGTGCTATTTTATGGAGCGGATCTACGAGAACGGGCTGCCAGTCCCGGCCACGTTGGCGAATACCGATGGGAACCCGGCGACTTGGACCGGGACGGCTCCGGCACCGAGCACTAATCCGCAGACGAATCCGCAGCCGATCCCGAACGGCGCTCCTGGCGGGGATCCTGGGACGCTTCCCGGTGGCGGTACGGGGGCGCTTCCCTCTCCTGGGTCGAACCCGCAGACGAACAATGACTGTTGGTCGGGCGGCTCGTTCAGTTGGAACCCGGTCGATTGGGTGATGGTCCCGGTGAAATGCGCGCTGTCCTGGGCGTTTGTGCCGAGTACGGCGACGCTGACGGATCTTTCGACGGCTGCGTCAACTGACCTGACGACGCAAGGCATCGGGCCGATTGTCACGGCTGTGAGTACGAACGTGACCAAGGTCGGCGGCGGTGGCGGTTGTGATGGTCCGGCGGTGACGTTCTCGGCTGTGGGGATCGTGAAACCTATGCACCCGTTCTCGGCGTGCACGGCGCCCATGGCAACGCTCGCGGCGATTTCGTACGCGATGACAACGGTGGTCGTGGTTCTTGGTGGTGGGTTCGTTGCGGTGAAGGCGGTCGGTGCTGGGTTCGGCTTTAACTTCTCGATGCGGCGTGGCGGCGGTGATTCGGCGTGATTACTGAGTGGGTGTTAGGGATCGGCGGGTGGCTGCTGCATACGTTGCTGTCGGCGCTGCCGGTGGTGACGGTCCCGACGTGGCTTTCGGGCTCTGACTCGGCGTTCTCGACGGTGTTCAGCGCGGCGGATTCAATGGGTGTGTGGTTCCCGACGACGTTGGTTATCTCGGTGCTGACAGGGGTTCTCACGCTGTGGCTGGTCGGCTTCGGTATCAAGGTGGTTCGGATTGTGGCGTCCTTCTTCACTGCGGGCGGGGGGTCTGCGGCATGAGAAAACTTCGGGGTCTTCTGTGGCGGCTGGCTGTGGTCGGGCTGGTGTTGGCGTGGGCGTTCTCGGGCGGGCCGCTGTTGGCGGTCGGTGAGTGGCTGCTGTTCGGCTACCTGTGTTGGCGGGCTGCTCCCGGCGTGGGCGCTGATTTCGCGAGGCTGTCGGGGCTGTTCGCTGGGCGGGCCGGGGGTCGTGTGCGTGTACGCGGTAGGGGTGGTAGCACGCTATGACGGTCCTTCGGTTTCTCGGTGGTGACAAGCAGTCGCAGGTGGCGCGGGCTCGCCGGCGCATGTACCCGATCCATTTCTACGTCGGGCGTAACGGGGCGGGTAAGAGCCTCGCGGCGGTCTACGACACGATGCCGGACCTTGACGCGGGTCTGCCGTGCCTCTCGACGGTGCGGCTGTTGGACTTCCGCAACCCGAGGCCGTGCGATGACCCGAACTGTAAGGATCTAGAACACGTTCGGGGTCATCAGGCGGTGCACCCGTTGTACGTTCCTTTCACCGATTGGCCTCAGCTGCTGGCGTGGCCTCCTGGCGGGCGCGACGGTTCCGGCACGGTGATTATGGACGAGATTACCGGCGTCGCTGACAGTAACGAGGGTCAGTCTTTGCCGGCTGCTGCCGGGTCTCATCTGGCGGCGCTGCGGCGCGCCGACTGCGCTGTCAGGATCACCGGCTTGAACTTCATCAGGGCGAACAAGCGGATTCGCGAGGCGGTTTCGGCGGTCACCCGGTGCCAGTCGTCGCTGCCGGTCACGGTGTATCACGATGACGGTACGGCGAAGTTGTGGAGGGCTCGACGGTTGGCGAAGTGGGTCACTTATGACGCGCAGTCCTTGCCTATGGACGACATCACCGACGCGGCATATCTCAAGGCTGACCGGTTGGTGTCAGGCCGTCACTGGATCCCAACATCGTTGACCCTCAAGGCATATGACACCTTCGCTCCGGTCCTGAGCGTGGGTACGGTGACTGACTCGGGCCGCTGTGCGTACTGCGGGGGCAACAGGAGGGCTCCGGAGTGCTCATGCTCCGACTATCAGGAGGCTAAAGCCGCGCGTAAGGGCGCCGGATCGCAGACGCGCAGCGGCGAGAACCGCCGTACCGTCGCCGGCCGGCAACTGAAAGCGGGTAATGAGGGCGGTTGCACCTGTGCATCGGGTCACGTCCTGGCCTGTCCTGAACGGGTGCGGCACTAATGCGCGTGTTGCGTGCTGCTTGGTGGCTGCTGTGCCGTTACTGTCAACCTAATAACCACATGACGAAGGGCCGGTTTCTGAGTCCCGGCCCTTCATCCTTACCCACGGAGTACACCCGTGATTACAAGCCAGACTACACCGAGCACTGAGGCTCGGCGCGAAACGCGCCAGAGTCAATCCTCGATTGATGCGGCTGCGCGTCGGCTGCTCTCGAGCGTGTGCGCGCCGGTCGCGTTCGACCGCTTGGCGCTGGCGGCGGCGGCGGCGTCTTTCCCCGTTGCGCGTGAGCCTGTGCAGGACATCCTCTCGGGGACCTGGGGGCGGGTCGCTGTGCTGGATGTTGGGCCGACCGGTGTCATCAACAGGACGCGTGCGGTAGAAGGGATCTCCCTCGGGTTCGGGTTCCGTGAGGGTCGGTCCTTCCGGCTGGTCTTAGGTCCGGGCGTGGCGGCGTGCTCCTCGTTTGACGCTACCCGGCGTGAGCGTGCGGCTGAGCGGGCAACCGTAGCGGCTCGCGGTGCGGTCGATCAGGTCATCAAACTCCCGCTGTTTAAACCGTACGACGTCGGGGCTCCGTCTCGGGTGATAACCGGGTGGTCGATGAGGTCTCGGGCGCGGATGGTCCGGGCCTTCGGCTCTGTTGACTGGTCCGGGCTGCTGCGCTGCTACTGCGGAGTGGCGATGTCAGACCTGAGACATACGTATGTGGCTGCTGAGCGGTGCGACATCAGTCAGGCGCTCCCGCTAGCTATGGTGACGCTCACCTATCCGGGCGACTGGCTCGCGGTGGCACCGGACGGCGCGACGGCGAAACGACATCTTGCGAGGTTCCGGCAACGGTGGGCGCGGGCGATGGGGTGGCGTCTGGATGGGGCTTGGAAAATGGAGTTTCAGAAGCCTCGTGGATGGCGCTGCGATGACTGCCGGGACTACGGCGACTCGACAGGGCAGGAGGCTCCACATTTCCATCTGCTGGTGCCGGTCCCGGCAACGGTCGGCGGGCTGCCGTTCTGGGAGAAGGGTCGGGGCTCCTCCTGGCTGGCGGATACCTGGGCTGATGTCGTGGGTGCTGTCGGGCAGGAGCGGGTCAACCATGAGGCGGCGGGCACTGATGTTGACTTCGGCCGGAGCTCGACGATGAGCGACCCTAAGCGGCTGGGGATCTACTTCCTCAAGCACGGAAGCAAGACGCTCGACGCAAAAGAGTACCAACACGACGTACCGGCCGCGTGGCAGGCACCGGGGAAGGGTCCGGGCCGGTTCTGGGGGTTCTGGGGTCTACGTCCGGCTACGGTCGCTCTAGACCTTGACCTGGGCGACTGGCTGACCGTGCGGCGGACGCTGCGGAATGTGGCTCGGGCTCGCGAGCGCGGGGG